CAATCACTCGATTGGAGAACATTGCAATTCTATTTGCAGTGTTCCTCGGCCTTCGCGTTCATAACCTTCGCAATTGGCTGCGCCGCGGACTGCTGAAGGAGCCTCTATTCGTCGGGCCCTTAATTCTCACGTGGCTACTTACTGGCTTATGTGTCGGATACTACATCGGCGACAAGATCGGTATTGCATCCAGATGAAAATTAACAAAGTTACGAAGCTATCAATGCCGCCTGAGCCATTGGAAACGGTGGAGCAGCAGATATTCATAAACCTGGTTAATGCTCACAAGCGGAGATACCCGGAATTATGGCTGCTGTACGCAATACCAAATGGCGGTAATAGAAGCGTTACAGAAGCGCTTCGGCTTAAGCGGGAAGGCGTGAAGTGTGGCATTCCAGATATATGTCTCCCTGTGGCCCGTGGTGGATATCACGCATGGTACGGCGAATTGAAGCGCAAGAGATCAGGCCACTTATCTGACGATCAGCAGGAAGTGATAGAAGCGCTGCGCATTCAAGGCCACTGGGCCGGTTGGCATCGCGGAGCTGATGAAATGTTCGCTGACCTGATTTGGTACTTGTCGCTGCCGGCTACGAAGCCAGACACCGGATTACTCGATGCAATCAGGCCGGAGCGAAACAGACGGCCTATCATTCACCGTTCGGAGGTGTCCGCTAAATGATTACTCGTGACGACATAGTGCCCGGCCTATTTTTTAAATCGAGCACAAACTACTACGTCGGTAAGATTGTGCGAGTTTACGAACGCGAAGATGGCATGTTCGATATAGGATTCTCGGGGCCAGATAACCATTGGGGCAACAAAGAGACAGGCGGGAGTAGTGGATGGCGCGTCATAGATGGCAAAATCATTGGCCACCACGTCAACGAAGGCACTACAGGTTATTCCACTAATCGAAATAATCCAGATGATCGGCATTATGAACAGCTCTGGATTGTAGAGCCGAATCCCTATATGCTGGCCGGTCCAAAGGGACAAACAGAGCTTTCACTATGATTCTCCGCTGTCCAAACCCAACATGCAGGCGGTTCGTGGCCGAGATCACGACCGCCGGAATATCAGCCATTCGTCTGCACTGCCAATGCGGTGCAGACCTGGCGCTAGTTTTAGACCACAACAAGACTTCTTTGTTTACGCTGCCTAAAGAGAGTAAGAAACCATGTACCAAGCAAGCCCGCTAATACAGGCGGCAATGGCCGCATCCGCTATGTACAGAGACACGGCGGCACAAAAGACACTGAGACAGTCGATAGCATTAGCATCGGACAAGTTCGGAGTAGTCCGGGGAAAGCTGACTGTTTACATGATGTTAAAAGCTCCGCATTTAGTCGACACCATGCCGGTAAAGCAGGAGTGCTGCACCAACGTGGTCCAGCTAGGACTAGAGCTAGCACTGTGAACGAGTTAAGCCCAGAACAATGCCGCAATCAGACACGAGCCCACCTGTATACCATTGCAGCCAAAGAGCTTGCGCCAAAGCCCATCCAGGCAGACTTCAGCATAGAATTAGAACACGGATGGTTCAAGCCGTCATTATGGAAGTTCGACAGCATGATATGGGGACGGTGGGCCTACAATATTTGCGCTATTATGAACGGACAACTCCCTGAAGAACCATTGCCGCAGATCGATTTCAAGAAGAACTTAGCAGTAGAAAAGATGGTCATGCACTGCCTCGATGCGATACCAGGTGCGAATAGGAGCTGGCGATCATGGGCCGACGCAGAGTACTTCCGTTACTTCCTAGACTGGCTGCTGTTCGCCTTCGGCTCACCGGAAGTAAAAACACTGGAAGAACCAAGACATTGTACCGGCGCAAGCAGTAGGCTTTACCAAGTCTGCAATATCTGTGCAATGCAACTCTTCCCGTTCGATTACTTTGCTGACATATTCTGCGAGTCACACTATGGCAGATCGAACGGCTTCTTTCCAACGCCCATGGACCTGTGTATGCTAATAACAGATATTTCATTCGACAAAAGCATAGACAACAGGTATAAATCCATATTGGACCCGTGCATGGGGACGGGCCGATTTCCACTAGCAGTCAGTAATTACACAATGGATATCAGCTGCCAAGACATAGACGGAACCATGGTTAGAGCAACGATGGTGAACGGTTACCTCTATGCGCCCTGGCTTGTCTCTCGGCCAGTAGCAGCACTCGCAAAAGCACAGCGTGACTTACCGATCCTCGAACCGTTCATAGCACCTACCGGGAAAATCACACAAATGTCTCTGTTTGCGGAGGCAGTATGACAGAAGGCGAACTAGCGATATATGAAAGACAACCGGAAGAGTCCGCCAAAGCATACGGTGCCTTCTGTCTTTACCGTGACTTAGCGCCAAACGTACGTTCAATGCTCACTGCGTATAGGTGCCTTCCAGGTAAGGAACAGGCGGCGCGTGTTTCTGGATGCTGGCAGGGCTGGTCTACCAATTATGATTGGTTTGCCAGGGTCAAGGCGTACGATGTCATGCGTGAGCAAGAAGCCCGGAAGATCAAAGAAGCAGAACATGACAAAGCGCTTGATGATTTTCGAAACAGACAGCTCGTTATAAGTCGCTCACAAATGGCGGCCTCCGCAAACATATTGATTAAGGCAGGCGCAAGACTGGCGGCGATCACAGATACAGAAGATATTAAGGTCGGACAACTGGCTTCTCTATTCCGCGCGGCGGCACACTTGGCGGAGGTGTCCGGCAAAGCAGAAGCGACGGCATTAGGATTAGACGAACTGGTTTCACTACTGCAGGAGAATGAGGAAACGTGACACTGACGCTGGAACGACAAGGGAGAAGATCGGCGTTCCGGCGACAGGCTAGAGTACAACTAGCAAGGAAGCAAGGGCGTATAGTCACGGCGACATCATGTGCCGATGTGGACGCCGCCAGGGACAGACTTGTACCGTTCTGTCAAGCCGTAGACACTGCTGCAGCACAATCATACGGAGCTGAGCATTTACGATACATTGCTGACGTACTCGAAAAGGTAGAGCGTGGAGAGATTAAGCGCCTTATCCTGGAAGTGCCAGTACGACACTGGAAAAGCTCAATAGCATCAGAGAAGTTTGTTGCTTGGTACTTAGGGAGGAATCCGAAGAAGTCGGTAATTGCTTGCTCCTTCGGTTCTGACCTTGTAGAGCAGTTTTCAGAGTCGATACGGTCAACGATCAACTCTGAAGAGTTTAGTACGATCTTTCCGGGCGTTGGGTTTAAGCACGGGTCAAAGCGTAAAGACGCCTGGGCGCTAAAGGGTGCCTATCGACTGTCTTACCGTGCGGCTGGTGTTGGTGGGCCGCTTACCGGCACAGGCGGCGATCTTATCGTAGTAGACGACCCTATGGCTGATTACCAGGCCGTGGCCACTCAGGAAGCGAGGGATAAGGCTTGGCGATGGTATCAGACAAAGCTTAGGACACGATCTAATCCCGATGGCGGAATTGTCGTCATTATGTCACGCTGGCACGAGGACGACCTGATCGGTCGCCTTAAAGCAGGTATGGCAGAAGGCGGCGAACAATGGACTGTTATTCGTCTGCCCGCAATTGCGGAAGAAGATGATCCGATGGGCCGCGCTGCTGGTGATGCGCTTTGGCCGGAGATGTGGCCTATAGAAGCGCTTATCGAGGCCAGGAAATCAGTCGGCGGCTTAGGATGGGCTTCGCTCTATCAGCAATCACCAAAACCTGATACTGGCGTGATACTCGACTCGGGCAAGATCATACGCATTGATCGTGATCTTATCTGTATGCCAGGGCAACGCAGGGAGATATGGCATGAGTATGTTATCACCAAGGCCGTTCGGTATTGGGACCTTGCTTTCAGTGAGGCGAAAGGTGCGGATGCTATGGCTGGTGTGCTATGCGGCATGGATACACACAATCGCTTTATAATCCTTGACGTTGTCCACCTGCGGGGTCGATGGCCGATCAACAAACATAAACTTATGGATACTGCTCTTGCTGATCCGGCCGGAGTAGTCCAGATCGTTGAAAGCAATGGTACGCAGCTCGGATACGCTCAAGACATAAAAGATGATGTCCGCATGAGGATGCGACACGTGCGCGGTTTTGATCCGGGAAAGACCGGTAACAAGGAAACACGCGCCTCGATGTGGGGCTCTCGTCTTGACGATAAGGTGATTCATGCCGTTACTGCTCCATGGCTGGCGACTACATGCAGTCAAATAGACTGCTTCGGAGCGAAGGGCAGCCATGATGATATAGTCGACGGTATCAGCGGCGGATGGAACGCTCTGTATTCATCGGGGCGATCCGGTTTAGTTTCGGTATAGGTATGATATTAGCGTATTATAAATACGTCAAAAGGAGATTTAATGAAACCAGATGCGCTGAAAGACCTTTCACCTGAGCAACTATTAGCTTCACCCGTCGCTAAGCTGCTATACAAGACTTGGGCGGGCCGGTCGCTGGCATATCGGAAGATAGACAGGTACATGGATGGTGACCATGATCTACAGTTCGCCACACAGAAGTTTACCAATGCATTCGGCGGCCTATTTAGGGAGTTTTCCGAGAATCTATTCCCTGTCGTCATTACCTCCTTGTCTGACTACCTGCAATTCGAAACTAAGAGTCCGATCACCTGCGATGACGAAGCGGCACAGACGCAGCTCGACGACTGGCTCACTATGCAGGGTTTCCCGGTTCTTGGTGGACAGACGCATAGCGATGCTTACGAGTATGGTGATAGCTATGTAGCGCTGGGTCTTGACGATGAAGACAATCTTCGTATGTACCGACAGGACAGCCGGCAGTGCTCAGTGGTTTATGATCCCGTTCGGCCTGACCGGATCATGGCTGCTTTTAAGCTCTGGCAGGATCCAATCACGAGCTGGTTCTTGCTCAATATCACCACGCGATGGGCGACGTACCATTATGTGGCTTCGAAGTCTCGGAGTACTCCGAAGTTGGTGGCCTTTGAACCGTATGAGGATCAGTTCGACACTCCGCCGATTGTTCCGCATGGCATCGAAGGAGTATGCCCGGTATGGCACTTCCCAAACGACCCAGATGCAAGTAACCAGGGCAAGAGTGCACTCAAAAGCGTGTTTCCGCTTCAGGACGCATTGAATAAGACGGAATGCGACAAACTGGTTGCCGGAGAGTTTCAATCGTTCCGACAACGATGGGCCACAGGTATTGAGATGGAAATTGATACCAACACTGGCAAGCCCATACCTCCGTATATCCCGGCGGTTGATAGGCTGTTTATCTCACCATCCGAAAATGCGAAGTTCGGCGACTTTGCACCAATTGACATCACTCAATTTATCGAAGCGGGCCGTGCTATTCGTCTCTCAATCGCTAGCGTGACTGGAATACCAGCTCATCACTTGGTGGCGCAAACTACAGATTTTCCAAGCGGAGAAGCTATCAAGATGGCTGAACTTCCGCTCTTGCTCAAGACGCGGGATAGACAGTTATGCTGGGGCGCAGTGTGGCAAGCAATAGCATCCTATTGGTTCACGGCAACGGGCAAACCTGTGCCTTCTAATCTGAAAGTCGACTGGGTGGATATGACACCGAGAGACAAGATGAATGAAAGCCAGGGCGATCTTAACGAGGCTAACGCTAGCACGATCTGGAATGAACTTGGCGTACCAAAACGTCAGCTCTTAATCGAAAAAGGATATACGGCAGAGCAGGTTACGGCCTTCGAGTCGGAAATCCAAGAAGAGCAAGAGAAGGATGCAAGTAACGCTGCAGACGCGATGGCAAAGCAATTAAACGCCGCGCCTGTCATTCCTAACAATAATCAATCGGCATCGAAGGGCAACGGCCAGGGCGGAAACGGGCCAGGCGCAACAGGACAAGGCGGCAACTAATGCCGCTTGACGATCTAACGGCGATACATAATCAGTTCTTGGCAGCCCTCGCAGCACAAGACCAGGCGGCAAGTAATCAAATGCTTTCTACCTGGTCTAAGGCATGGGAACACATCCAGGTAGAAATTAACCGACTGAACGCGAAGATTGCTAGAGCGCAGCAGCTAGGGCAGTACTCCCCTGCTTGGGCTTACCAGCAAGATCGGCTATCAGCGATTGATGCTGTAGTGGTCAATCAGATGCAGAGGCTGACCGCACAGGCGCAAGACCTCATAACGACTAATCAATCTAATGCCATAGCGCAAGGTCAGCTATTTGCGGAGCAGTCCGTCACAGCACAGCTTGGCGGAGTCAGTCAGATGGCGGCGGTTAATATTGCATGGGGCAGACTCAATCCCGATGCTGTTAAACACATGGCTGGGTATCTATCGGACGGGAGCCCTCTTAAGGCGTTACTCGATCAGATACCACAGCAGACGGCGAATGCGATCCACCAGGCGTTAGTCGATGGCATTGTCCAAGGCCGCAATCCAAGGGTGACAGCTCGGATAATCAAGCGAGAGGCTACCGTGCCTTTGTTCCGGGCGGAACGGATTGCACGGACGGAGACCATGCGGGCATACAGGACTGCCACGATGGATTCGGCTCGAAACAACAGCGACATAGTTCAAGGGTGGATTTGGACTAGCGCTAAGCAGGTGAGAACCTGCGGCGTATGTCTTGGGTTAGACGGACAATGGTTCCCGTTAAGTGAAACTATGGCCTCTCATGTCTCCTGCAGATGCGTTCCGACTCTCCAAACAAAGCCATGGTCTGAAATACTCGGCAAGTCAGGTGACGATATACCGGAAACCTCCGCGCAAACGAACGAAAACAGAGGATGGGATTATTACGCCAAGCTGACGCCAGCGCAACAGAATTTCATAGTCGGCCCAGGTAAGCGGCGACTTTTAGAAGAGATGAAGGAGCAAGGTGTAGAGAACCCGCTTCGTACGTTGGTCGGCTACAAGGATGATCCGAAATGGGGTCCGGAGCGATACGAGAAGTCACTCAAGGATCTGAAGGCGGCAATGGAGGGCGGACATCTGCCAGTTGTCGACGGCATCCATCCAAACGGCTTGAAACTTCCAGGATTACCCGAAAAGGACTTTGTACAGACTTACGATGCACCGTCTGGCGGCATGGTACATGAAGAGCCCGGGTATTCACCTTCCAAGGAGGGCAAAGAGCGAGAAATAGCCGCAAACCTAGCCGATCAGGGTGAAACAGTATGGCTGCAGAAAGAGTCAACAGTAGAAGGAGTCAAATCACCTGAAGGCTTCATTCAGGAAAACGGCCGTGCGGTAAGCGTTGAGTTTAAGCGACTGAGCGAATCTGCTGTTAATGTCAATGGAGCGATACGATCAAGTATAAGAGGAGCGAACAAACAGGCCCAAACCGCTGTTCTGTTAATTGATAGATTATCCGTGAATGAGCCGCAAATAGTTGAGTATACGAAGAACGCACTTGCTCGGTATTCCGCTCGATTGTCCAAAGTTATAATCATGCGCAAAGACGGTACAATAATTGAGGTGATCACAAATGGAACAAGCTAGATTTATACAAACAATTACCGAAGCCCTGGATACTGCAACACAAAAAAACAATGTTAACGACTTGTCGCTACTTGTCATGTATGGGAGAGTATTACAGGCCTCTGCAGACAACATCATAACGATGCAGCAGACTAAAGCGCTAACGGACAGGTTCGGGGAAGGCTTCACATCTAAATATGACGATCAGATAGAAATTGCTTTCAGCGGCCTTACAGGCCCGCAATTAGAAGAGTTGGACACCGTCTAAGGATAATTTACACAAAACAATAAGCGTCGGCCAGGGCGAGCAATTCCTGGATCAATCCCCCTTGCGGAAGTAAAGCGGCGCTCTTTCCGCACTCACGACGCTATATATACACTTTACCATGAAGGATTAAGATATGAAGGCTAATTGCCCTAAATGTAATCGGTTTGTTCTCGAAACACTAGCTCCATCTGTATTTACTCTAAAAAAGAAATGCAATTCATGCGGTTCGCTGTTATTTGTCATAGGAGACGCTAATGGAGTTACTGTTGATGTTCTTTGTCAAAGAAGGAGAATAACAAAATAAACTAGATTTATTAATCTACTTGACAACTACGCCATTAGTGTGCTATTAAT